AAGGTGAAGATTTACCTTGGCAGAGAGTATGGTCACACGCATTCCAAGATGTTGGTGGTTGGTATATTGAAAACTCTTTAACAACACTTGGTCAGAAAGACCCTGTGTCAGAAGAAAATACTAGATTATGGAATACAGGACTAGATAGTGATAAAGAGATTGCTAGAAAAAGAAAAAGAAAGTTATCATACTATTCGAATGTTCTAGTAATATCTGATCCTAAGCATCCAGAGAACGAAGGTAAGGTGTTCTTATTCAAATTTGGTAAAAAGATATTTGATAAGATTACAGAGGCTATGCAACCTGCGTTTGAAGATGAGAAACCAGTCAACCCTTTTGACTTTTGGAAAGGCGCTAACTTCAAATTGAAGATTAGAAAAGTTGATGGTTATTGGAACTATGATAAGTCCGAGTTTGAGGCTGTGTCACCAGTTGCTGAAGATGATGAAAAAATCAAATCAATTTGGAAACAACAGCATCCTCTAAAACCTTTCCTAGACCCTAGTAATTTCAAAACCTATGATGAACTCAAAGAGAAACTGAATAGGACAATTACGGGTGTAAGAAGCACAACTACTGCTGATAAAGTAGACCTCCCACCTCAAAACAACAGTAGTGTGAAAAGTAATGAAGTCGCTTCGACTTCTGCTAGTGATGATGACGATACGTTATCTTACTTTAGTAAATTAGCAGAAGAGGAGTAATTCTCTCTCGCTTCATAAAACTTGAAAGGGCGCTCGAAAGGGCGCCTTTTTTATTATAAATATTGGTATGGCGATAAGCATACTCGATCCTCTAAAAGACGCACAAGGTGGTATTCGTAAGAGTGCCAATTGGTATAGAAAAACTGTTGCTGATTTAGGTGACAGAATAACTGCTAGAAAACTAATGAATAGTGGTAAATTGAATGGTATTCCTAGTAGAGGAAGATTAAATATGTTCTTTTATGACCCTAAATATAAACAAGTGTTACCTTATTATGATAGATTTCCACTGGTGTTACCTTTACAAACAATACCAGGTGGGTTTATGGGAATGAACTTTCACTATTTAAGACCTTTACAAAGAGTAAGTTTATTAGATAGATTACAAAAATTTGCGTCAGGTGGTATGAGTAAGAATACAAGAATAGACGCAACTTATGATGGAGTTAAAACTATAGGTATTGCAAAAACAACAATAAAGAAATATTTGTATAACCACGTTATGTCAAATTTTTTAAGAGTTGATTTTGATGAGGCAGCATTAGCAGTTATGCTACCTGTACAGCAATTTAAGAAAGGAAGTCCATACTAATGGCAATTTTAAGAGGCGGAAAAAGAATTGGTGGATTTGATATTCGAGTAGGTATACCTAGAGATAGGTCACTTGATAATGTCAATCAGGATCCTAGATTAAGACAGAAAGCTGGCGGTAATCCAGAAACGACTATGGGTCGTTTTCAAGCATTTGTAAATGAGGCTGAAGGATTTGCTAGAAACGCCAGATTTTATACAGAATTTTTCTTGCCTAGAGGTTTAAGTTTTGGTGGTGGTATTGGTGGCGAAGATACAGCAGTTCAAGTAAAAGGAACAGGTGAAGGTGTTGAGTCATTTAAACTATCAGAAGAGTTACAAGCAGTGCACAATGCGAATGGTAAGAGAGTTAGAGCATTTTGTTCTTCAATACAAATGCCACCTAGAGAAGTTGTTACAACAGATGTAAGACACGGTAACGGACCTGCAAGAAAACACGTAATAGATTTTAACTCACCTGATATAACAGCAACATTTTATTTGGATAAGTTTTTAAGAGAAAGAAGTTATTTTGAGTTATGGCAACAAGCAGCATTTAGTACAAAATCTTTTAATCACAACTACTATGACAATTACGTGTCAGATATGAATATATTTCAATTAGGTAATTACGCTAGTAGGCAAGAAAGAGATGATGTAACTTATGGAGTTAAATTGTTTGATTGTTATCCAAAGATTGTAGGAGGAGTTGATTACACTTATGAAAATAATAATGTTCAAACTTTTCAAGTAACATTTACATATAGATATTGGGTTAATTACTTTATTGACAAATCAGGTCAGATAGAATTAGGTCAATCAGAATTTGGAACACCAGAAGTAAAAACTGCTGGTGGACTATTTGGTGGTATATTAGGAAGATTACCACCTGAATTAAGAAGAGCAGGGCGTGATGTTCTTAACGATTTAAGAAGAAGAGCGCCAATAGGTAGAATTACTGGAGGAAGAGTATTCCCACCATTTAAAATTCCACCGTTAAATTTATAATATAAGGAGATATAATGGCATTACCAAAAGTAGAAGCACCTACTTATGAATTGACTTTACCATCACAGGATATAAAAGTCAAATATAGACCATTCCTAGTAAAAGAAGAAAAGATTTTACTAATGGCAATGGAATCTCAAAAAGAAGAAGAAATATACAATGCAACAAAACAAATAGTTGACACTTGTACATTTAATTCTTTAGAAGTAGAGAGTTTACCTATGTTTGATTTAGAATATATCTTTTTGAATATAAGAGCAAAATCAGTAGGTGAAATATCAAAGTTTAAAGTTTTATGTCCAGACGACAAAAAAACTTACGCAGATGTTGAGATAGACTTAACAAAAGTGGAAGTACAAGTTGATGATGAACATACAAATAAAATAATTGTAGATGAAAAAAGACAATTAGGTGTTGTGATGAAATATCCAACAATGGAAGTATTAAAGTCAGGCACAAATATAGACAACGCAAATATGGATACAGTATTTAATATGTTATCCACGTGTGTTGACCATATATTTGAGGGCGAAAAGATATATCCAGCGAAAGATAGTACAACACAAGAAATAAAAGAGTTTTTTGAAAGTTTGTCGCAAGAGAGTTTTGGAAAGATAAAGAACTTTTTTGATACAATGCCTAGAGTTAGACACGAATTTGAAGTGACTAACCCTAAAACAAATGTTACAAGTAAAGTCACATTAACTGGACTTAACGATTTTTTCGAATCTGCCTCGCCCATAATAGCCTAGAGGCGTATTTCGAAGTTACATTTGCATTACTACATCATCATAAATATTCTTTAAGTGAAGTTGAAAATATGTTACCTTGGGAGAGGGACATATATGTTCAAATGTTAATCACTCACATTAAAGACGAAAATGAGAGAAGACAAAGAGAGGGAAACAAGTAATGGAAGAAGTAAAGGTTGCAGAACCAAAACAAAAGATTAGTGTTGATTTAGAAGTAGACACCTCAATAAAAGACTTGGGTGTAAATCCATATGCGAAACTAATACATCTTGCAAGAGCTGTTGATAGTTGGAGAATATTTCCAAGAGTATTCATATCAACATATATCTATTTACTATACAAAGTAGTAATCTGGTATATGAACTTATCAGCACCTACGATGGAACAATCTGGTTTAGTATCAATTGTTGTTGGCGCCGGTGCAGCATGGTTTGGTTTATACACAGGAAGTAGAGCAAAATCGGATAAAAAATAATGGCGATTAGAGAATCAGATATTAGAGATATGACAAAGGCTATGATGTCGACAGTTATGAAAACTGTATCGGCAGGTCGTAAGACAGTCATAGCTCCAACAGAAATACGAAAAACAATAAAAGAAATAAGTGAAAATGCGGAATCTGGTTCTATTAAAAGATTTGAAGCTGCCTTATTTAAAACAGAAAAAATATTAGATCAATTAAATATTGACCTAAAAGATTTTAATACTGGATTGGCAAAAACTTTGAAAGACACGATGCAACAAAGACAAGAAAAAACTTTGGAAGTTGAAAAGTTACGATCAGAGAATATTGTTGCAGAAGTCAAGGTTAAGAAACAAGGAAAAGAATTTGCTTATGAAACAAAAATATTAACTAAAAAAGAAATCGAACAAAGAACAAAGTTAAATGAAAGAAGAAAAAAATTATTAGAAGTAGAAGAACAAAAGGTATTAAAAAAAAGAGAGAATCTATTAGATAGAGACAGACCTTTAACTCAAAAACAACAAGAAACTTTAGTAAAAGAACAAGAACAATTAAATAGAAAAAGAGAATTAATAGAGAAAGAAGATGCAACACTAAACCCATTAAAAGAACAAGAAGATGGAATGAGTGGACCACCATCTTCATTTTACGAAGAATTGAAAGCACCATTTATCGCAGTTGGTGACGCCTTTATGTCATTAAAAGATATAGGTAAAGATATGGTTAGAGTATTTAAATTCTTTTCTGAAGGTGGTTTAACCAAATCATTAAAGAAATTTGCTAGTGGTATAAAAACATTAGGTAGATTCTTTATGTCAACAAAAGTTTTAATTGGACTTGCAATTGTTGGTGTTATTGCTGCAGTTGTTTTCTTTAAAGATAAGTTAATATCAATAGGTAAATTCATTATTGGAATACCTGAAATGATTGCAAATGGTATTAAAAAAGTATGGATAATGATAAGTGATTTCTTTAAAAGTGCTATTAATAGTGTAATAAAACTAATCAACAAAATACCTGGTATTAATATTCCTTTATTAGAAACTTCTAAAATGAAAGAAGAAAAGGAAGAAAGTGAAAGACAAGAAAGAATTAAACAAGGTGCAAAAGAATTTTCTGGTGATATAGAAACAAATACAGAAAGTGGATTTAGAGATAAAGGTGCATATTTAGAACCTAAGTTTGAACAAACTCAAGGATTTAGTGATGATGCAGGTATGGGTTTAGAACAATCAAATATCGTATATGATAAAGGTTCTAAATCTGCTATAATGATGAATAGACAAGTTGTTGGTGACCAATTAAAAGGTACAGGCGCAACTGGCACTGGTGATGCATCTACTGCGAAAACATTATACCAAGAAAGTAAACAAGCTTCAATGTACGATACTGGTGAAGTACCATCAGTAATAGTAAATAACGCAAATCAATCAAGTGTTAATTCAAGTGGATCCACAACTGTAGGATTTATTAACAATAAAAATAGTGATGATACTTTTACAAATCTAAATTATGTAATGCCGTAATTAATACGGACCTAAATCTTTTTCTGTAATCAATTTAAACTCTGCGTTATTGTCTTCACAATAAGACTTTGCGGCTGACCACTTCGCTTGATTTTTAATATACTCAAAACTTTCACGCATAAACGCTCTTGTTTTCTTTTTAGGTGTCTTTGGTGGTTTACATTGACGAGATGGTTTAATTTCAATAAGAAACTTTTTACCTTTGATTGTCT